GTGTACTTCAACATCCGGTTTTGGTCGCCCGACCGCAACATGCCATCGACCGACGCGGAGTCCGCTGGCGTGGTGATCGGCGGCAATTGGCCGCACGAGTCATAACTTCATTTCACAACTGGGCAATTGATTGCCCGCAAATGAGGAGACGTAAATGCGTGAACGTAGAATTCGTGACAGTGTTACAGGAGGACGCCGTGCAGTCGTCACCCCGGAGGTAGTTGTCACCCCGGAACCAGAGGTCACCCCGGAGGTAGTTGTCACCCCAGAACCGGAGGTCACCCCGGAGGTAATCGTCACCCCAGAACCAGAGGTCACCCCAGAACCAGAGGAGGATGATCAAGTCTCCTGACGATACAGGGCAAATGTCCCCATGGCGGCGAGGGCTGATGCTATCGCCATCATGGGGCTTTTTGCGTATAGGGCCCAAAGGATTGCGTTGGCGATCCAAAGCGTGGAATTTAGCAAGTGTATGAATTTCATGATGTCCCTTTCTGGTTGATCTTTGATAATATACCGTTTGTCGGCGCATGGAAATAAATTTGAAATAATTGTAGACGGATTTGAAGAATGCCCGCATAATCGATGGCCTTCGCCTCCACGTTGGCTCTGGCCGTTACTGCCTGATGGCCTTCGCCTTTGACGCTGGCCGTCCGGTCAGCCGCGAGGAAGTCGCCGCCGTGCTGGAAGGCCACAACATGGAAGATGCGATCAGCGGGATGATGCGTTACGGTTTTCTGGTCTAGCAGAGTCCAGAGGGGAGGGGGTGCTGGCTCCTCCCTCCTGCGCTTTGAGGCAGGGCAACTCAGAAAGGAACCGAATGATGAGCATGAGCGGAAGGAACACCAGAGCAATCCATACAGAGGATCGCCGCATCCGCGAACGTCTTGCGCGGCACCTCATGCTGATGGGTTGGTTCATGAAGAACGGGATGGCCAAGGATGAGGCGTCCGCCAAGGCGTTCCGAATCGTCATCGGAAAAGAAAAGGCACCGCCCGGACTGTAAGCAAGCCCACTACGCAACGCGGGAGGCACCGGGTGACCGGGTATGCCTCCCGTTCCTATTCTGCGGCCTCTAGGGGCCATCTTACCGTTTGTCGGCCAAATCAAAATAATTGTAGACGCACCGGTCAAATCGGAATATATTTGAACCAGTACCCGACCTCAACCCAGAAAGGAACTGAAATGAATGCTCGCGCAAAAGGAAACTGGCAGGGGATGAACTGGATTCGCCAAGAGAAGCGCATGGCGATTTACCTGCGCGACGGTTGCCAATGCGCGTGGTGCGGCAAGACAGTCGAGCAGGGTGTGCAACTGACCCTCGATCACATCGTGGCGCATTCTCGTGGCGGCAGCAACGCCGAGACCAACCTTGTGACCGCCTGCATGGATTGCAATCGTTCCCGTTGCGCCAGGTCTGCCGCCAAATTCTCCGGCATCATCGCAGCTTACCTCAACCATGGGATCGAGGGCGCAGCGATCCTCGCCAATGTTCGCAAACTCGCCAAGCGCAGCCTGAAGCCCCATATCGCGGAAGCCAAAGAACTGATGGCGCGCCGTGGCTCTGTTTTCGCAATCCTCAACGAGAAGGTCTGACATGGACAACATCCTCCGCATCGCCTCATTCATCAACGAGGACCTTGGCCTTGAGGGTCGTGTGCTGATGATCAAGGGGAAGTACAACGTGATTCTCCGGGACACGGATGCCGATGCGCCCTTGGGCCTCGTCACGAAGTTCACCTGCCGCAAGAAGGCTGAAGCCTACGCCAAGCTGATCGCGAACATCACGGAGAAGGAACCGTCATGAGCAAGTATGGCCAGATGATCGAAAAGCGCAAGGGCATTCTCTGCACCGCCTACGTCTACCGGAACCAAGACGGTGGGTACACAGTGCGCGTCCGGAATGAGCCTCCGATCACCATCAACACGCTGGCAGGCGCGCAGCGGATCGCGGCGGAGATTGCTGGACCGCGACCGTTGGGGGCGCTGGCCTGAAATACCGTTTGTCGGCCAAATCAAAATAATTGTAGACGCACCGGTCAAATCGGAATATATTTGAACCAGTACCCGACCCCAACCCAGAAAGGAACCGCAATGGACTTCTCCCTTCACTTCACGAACGTCGATGCGTTCCCGCGCCAATTCGCGACGGCTGACGAAGCCATCGCCGCAGGCCGCAAGGCAGGCTTCGAATTCACGGTGTGGCTCCTCTCCAACGGGAAGGTCTGCGGGTGCCTCGTGGCCTCGTGGACCGTCTTTGGCGGACTGCGGCTGGAGGCGAGCCACAAGAAGTGCCCGGCTTGCGGCAGCATCGGGCAGTCGGACCGCTCCTGCGGGTGCCGGGACAACGGCTCGCAGTAGGCAGAGGAGAGGGGCAACGGCTCCTCTCTCCTGCAGATTGCCGCAGCAACCAGAAAGGAATCGAAATGGACTACATGGCTAAAACCGAATTCGACAAGGACCGCGTGCTGAGCCGCGTCAAGAAAATGATGACGCTGGCGAATGATGCCGCTGCGTCTGAAGGGGAACGGGACAACGCACTGCGCATGGCGCACGCAACCCTCGCCAAGTACAACCTGACGATGGCGCAGGCGGATGCCTCCGGGGTGAAGTCTGAGGAGACGCGACTGCAGGACGGCGTGGAACTCCGCGAACATCCCTGGATGAGGACGGTTGCCAGCGCAGTCGCCAAGCTGTTTTTCTGCCATTTCTTTTACACGAATCATGGCGGGAACCGTTACAAGTACACCTTCATCGGCAAGGAATCGAATGTGTACACTGCACAGGAGATGCTGAAGTACATCATCAAGAGTATCGACAGCGAGGGCAAACGCTGGGCAAAGAAATATGCCGGGAACGCCTCCGGGTCAGATTGGAGAAGCTTCTGCAAAGGGGCCGCGCACAAGGTGTATTATCGTTGTGTTGAGTTGCAAGAGGCAGCAGAGAGGACCCCTGCGGCACCGGGCACGGCGCTGGTGTTGGCCTCCGTGTACGAATCTGAGCGCCAAGCTAATCTGGCATATTTGGCGGCAGCGGGGATTCGGCTAAAAATTGGTGCCTCCCGGCAGCGAAGTGCAAGAGGTGCTGGCTTCTCCGCAGGGCAGGACTTCGGCGGCAAAATCGGACTCAGCAATCAAATCGGCGGTGCGCGAACCAGAAAGGAATCGTGATGGCAAATCGCAAGCAGCGACGCTGTGACAAGAAAATCGGCGTGAGCATGTATCTCGTAAACCGCGAGTTTGGCGGGCCAGAGGAAGGTGGCTGGTGGTTTGACCACGGCAAGCCGATCCGGGAAACCACGGTCACGTTCTTCAACACGGAGTCCGCTGCCCGCTATCGCGAGGTGCTGCGCCGGATCGCAGAGCGTCACAACGAGGCAGGGAAGCCATACACTGATCTCGGCAGCGTGCTCTGTACCGGCGCACTCAAAGCTGTGATGGAGGTGCCAGGATTCGCCCCTGCACCGTTCCCGCAGCGCCGTCCACGTTATGAGTGAGGAGTCAGACATGAATGATGAAGACACATTGCGCAAAGTCCGCGTGCTACTCGAACAAGCTGCCAGTCTAGGCGGCGATGAACTTGAAATTGCTAAGGCCATCGGCGCATCGGCAGCAAATCTCCTCGCTGGAGTCGTTCACCGAAATGCGAAAGTCATCCCGTTCTGGAGGAAATCATGAGGCGCAAAGTTCCAACTTGGACTGCTCTTGTTGCGGAGGCTTTACGGGCGCAGGATGACTTCATGAGTCGCCATATGCTCCAAGACGCGACAGGCGGCACCGTGTGCCAGATCAGCGCCGCGCTGTTTCACCTTCGCGCCCATCGTGTCATCGATGTTATCGTCAATCCGGATGGCAAGGCGTGGTGGTATCCATTGCCAATCGAGGAGGACAACCGACACTGTGAGCACCGGGAAATTGTGGCTGAAATCAAGAAACCCAACCGGAAACCGCGCAAATCCAAATTCAAGGCCGCGTAGAACGACGCAGGCACAACGCTATGGAAGGTGGATGGGGGTATGTACCAGCCTAATCGCCCCGATTCGCTCCTGGCCTGATTTACCACCTCGACAAGGAAAGGCAGGGTTATTATGGGGATATTTGGATGGGACCTCCCGCCCGGTGCAGCAGGCGATCCGTTCGCGCCGTGGAATAGAGTTGACGAGCCACTACAGATCACAGACTGGGTCAAAGGACTGCCAGATGACCTCGATCTGTTCTGGACTGAGGATGGCGCACTTATCGTTCAGACCTGTTTACTCGACTGCTACCCCAAGCAGGTAACAGTCGGCAAGATTGAATGGGATGATGCAATCTCGGATGACGCCAACTGCAAAGCCGCAGCTGAGTTGGCGTGGAGGTTGTACCGTGACCGTTTCCTGTAGGTGTTTACTTTTGGCAAAACAACAGGTATGCTCTGAACCGTACCAAATCAATTCAACCCAGAAAGGAACCGAAATGAACCAATCCTACATCGCGTATCACAGTGCCGCTGGGTATGCCCTGCTCTCCCTCAAAGAGAGCATCATGGACCAGCGTGCTGTAGTTGGGAGCACGGGCAAGCAGATTGATCTCTACCGGATGAAGTCTGGCAAATTTGAGAAAGACTTCATCAAGGTGGCGACGTGGCGCAACCGGGAGGATAAGATTGTTGATCCGAAGGTTGGTGCAATGAAGTTGCTGGAAATGAATCAACCCATCACCAAGTCGGCGCTGGGACACATCGAGAGGGTGCTTGGCATGGATACCAGAGGCAAGAGCACTGAGCAAATCCGCGCAGAAATCGTCCGTTTGTCGGGTGAGCTTCCGAAGGGGCACGCGTTGCGCACCGTGCCAAAGTTTGCTGACCGTGGTCAGGCCATTGCGGCGTTCACGGCGATCCGGCAAACGATTTTCAACCTGAGCAAGGAGAATGAAATGGCAAAAGTAACCAAAGCTGCCGTCAAGCCGGAACCGAAGGCCAAGAAGGAAGCTGCCGTCAAGCCGGAACCGAAGGTCAAGAAGGAAGCTGCCGTCAAGCCGGAACCGAAGGCCAAGAAGGAAGCTGCCGTCAAGGTCAAGAAGGACAAGGTGGACTTGACTGGCCCGTTCAAGCTGACCGATGTCGCCATCAAAGCGAAAGTCCCTGAAAGCCTGCGCCTGCACGAGGGGTCATCGCGCTACACCCTGATGGACTACGCCTTCAAGAACGCCGGCAAAAAGGCCAAAGGGTTCACAATTGATGATTTCAAGTCGGTCGTTGGCGACCAGACCAAGCAGGCACTTACCGGAATGGTTCGCTATGGTTTTATCGAATCGGTGAAATAGCCAATCCGGTTTACGCGCCAAGATTCCGCGCGTATCGTTGGGGGTGGCCCGAAAAGGCCGCCCCCTACAAATTTCAGAAAGGGATACATGAACATAATCGGCGCAGGCCTCAGCGGGCTAATCTGTGGCGCATTGAATGCCCAATCCCGCATCTATGAACGCAATCAATCGGACTTTGTAAGTCATCGAGCAGTTCTGCGTTTCCGTGATGACAGAATCGCGCGGGCACTCGGGCTGACTTTCCGCAAGGTGACCGTTAGGAAAGCAATTTGGGTTGACGGGGCAGAAACAGCACCAACGCCTCGCTGGGCAAATTACTACAGCAGAAAGGCGCGGCAGGTCTACGCCGACAACAGCATCTGGAATGTCGCTCCAGCCGAACGGTTCATCGCCCCGGACGACCTTCACTCGATTCTAGCAAACATCTGCGACAATCGAGTCACGTGGGGTGCAGAAATCAACGGAGACAGCCTCAGGGAACTTTGTGAGACGCGCGGGCCACTCATCAGCACCATCCCTCTCCCCACCACCCTCCATCTTATTGGGTGGCGCCAGCCGTTCAAATTCACTTACTCACCAATTCTCGTTGACCGTTATCGGGTAACGGATTGCGATTTGTTTCAGACAGTTTACTTCCCCGACCCTTTGCTTGGCATCTATCGCGCCACGCTAACAGGGGAACTCCTAACCATCGAGGCAGGCGGGGAACGTCCCTTCATATCTAACAGTGAATTCCAAGCTGTAGTGTATGCCTTCGGATTGAATTCCGCGTCCATTGAGCCCATCTTAGCGAATCATCGCCAATCATTCGGCAAGATTGCGCCAGCCCCAGATGGTGAACGGAAATATCTGCTACACGCCATGACAACTGAACTTGGCATCTATTCACTTGGTAGATTTGCAACTTGGCGCAACATTCTCCTTGATGACATCTATGATGACATCGGGGCGATCCGAAAGATGCTCACGCAGTCCAACTATGACTTGTCAATCGAGAGGCTAAAATGAACGTGGAATTGCTCAGCTACACCCCGGATGCATTGAACCTCCTCCTCACGACAAAGGGCACGCGGCTTGCCCACAGTGAGGACCCGGCACTTTGGGATGATCGAAAAAAGGCGGATCACCTCGCCTATATGCGCGACACGATCAAAAGCAGCTGGGAGTTTGTTGATTACACATTCAGAATTTCCGGTGTAACTCGCGCATTCACCCATCAGCTAGTCCGCACGCGCACCGGCAGTTATGCCCAAGAGGCTATGCGGGTCGTTAATGCCGCTGGGTTTGACAGCCTGATGCCCCCATCGGTGGCGGAGGCAGGGGAATCCTCATACAGGACCTGGCAAACCTGCATGGAGGAAATCGACTATGCATATCGGGAATTGGTCAACGTAGGCATCCCGCGACAGGATGCACGCGGCGTGCTACCAACAAACGTCTTGACGAACATCATCGCCAAATTCAATCTGCGGACCCTCGCCAACATGGCTGAACTTCGCCTTTGCACCAGAACGCAGGGAGAGTACCAAAATGTGTTTCGGGAGATGAAACGCCTTGTAGTTGAAGAGCACCCTTGGGCTGATGAGTTCATTAACGTATTCTGCGCGAATCACGCCCATTGCGCGTTCCCCAGGTATGGTGCGGCGGAATGCCCGGTGTACCCTGCGACCATCGGGACAGAGGAGTTGGACCGCTATCGGGCGGCGATCCGGGAACAGTTCAACGCAATCCGGTATGAAGCGTGTCCGGAGGCGGTGGGCGGAAAGGCCATGTAACATGTGAAATCGGGCCATAGCGCAACGCAGTGGATGATCGGGCTAGGGGTATAGCCTTTTGATTCAAACTGTGGCCTAGCGTGTTGATTTGGGCACTTAAAATTTGATCTTCTGAAAATCAAGAGGTTACAAAATGACTCGCAACATTCAAATTGTTGATCTTGATGGCTGCATCGCTGATGACCGCTGGAGGCGCGAACTGATCCAGCCAACAGGGAAAGACAAGTTCCACGAATACCACGCCGTCAGTCATCTTGATTTCCCGGTGAACATAAACGAAATTGTTGCACCGGAGGTCATTGTCCTGACCGGGCGTCCAGTTGCCTATCGCGAACAGACGCTGGCGTGGCTGGGAGAAACAGCCTATGTACGGCCATTGCACATAATCATGCGCAACAATGGCGACTATTCCAACGCAGTCATCCTCAAGGAACGGATGGTGCGCGGCCTGCTTGATTGGAATAGTTATGGCATCGCTCAGGAATGGCTGACCCTTGCGATTGATGACAGGGCGGACATTGTTGAGATGTACCAGCGTGTGTTTCAGATTCCTTCAAAAATAGTCCGGATCGGCGACGAGGAGCATATCAATGGGTGATGTATTCAAGTGCGAGGCTGTTCAATTTGGCGACCGTACCCGGTGCCGCCGTTGCGACGCCTCATGGGACACGAATGATCCGAATCCACCAGCCTGTCATCCACAGGAAATTCCGGAATTCCTCAAGACGCAAAAGGCAAAAGTTGCGCCGGATCATCTTGAGGCGGCAGCTGCAACGTTCCGCAGTCGCAATGCGCTTTACGGGAACAACTATCAGAGGGAAGGTGCAGCACTCCTTGCACTATTCCCCGATGGGGGCATACCTGCAGTCAAGACGGTTGCCGATGCCAATCGTTTGCATGTCTTTGTCGCTGCCGTGACAAAATTGCAACGCTACGCTCACAACTGGACTCGCGGCGGCCATGAAGATTCCGCGCATGACCTGCAAGTGTATGCAGCTATGCTTGAGGAATTCACAAGTGAGCGCTGATCGGCTTTTCACAAGGCTGACTGAACGTCTGCTGTCCGAGAGGCGGGTGACCGGATTCCACATTCAAGGGGAGGCGCAACCGCCACTCAAGGAGGAGTCCGCTGCATTCAGCGCGGCATTTGAAGGGAAGCGCGAATGGAAAGGTGGAAACCGGAATATGCCTTGGGGTGACTGGCTCGTTGAGTCCCTATTCCCAACGAAGCTGTATGATGAAAACAGCCAATCCCTTGATGCACTCTGCCAGGACCCCCGCATCTGGGAAATCAAGGGATTCTCCGGCAAGGACAACTACAACAATTCATTCGGGAGAATGGCGCGCCCGCGCGATGCGGTGCCGGAAGGATTTGTGCGGTTCATGCTTGCGCGTTGGCGCGGGAAGTATCGCGGGATGCCGCAATATTATTTCAACGTTGAGGAGCCAGAGTGGGTCTGTGAGCCTTTGGCTGGGCGACCGGACATCCCCAAAACCGGACGCACGGCTGTGTCATGTGTGATGAACTACGGTTTCCACTGGCTGAATGATCGAGCGCATATTTGCGTGATTCTGCGCCACCTCAATTGGTCTCACAGTTGGGGTGACGTATATGGGGGCGAACGTCTCCTGCGCGCTGTATGCGACGAACTGGCCGTGCCTATGGGCACTGTTACGATATTTGCCAACAGTGCGTCAATGGACCTGCCGAAGGTCGCCAAACGCTACCTGAAGGAACTTACTGATGCTTGATTATTTTTTCGTGTTGGAACTGGATGACGGCGCAAGCTACTATGCAGGCTACACGGTGACGGGGCCGGTGATCCAGGCCGCGCTGATCAATGCCTACCGATTCCCGGCAAAGGAGAACGCAGAGAATGTTCTTGGCGGAGATGTCCGCCTCAATGGCGGGAAGGTCTGCGCGATCCGCCGCAACGCAACCACAGGCGAACTGGAGAAGAGCAATGGCTAAAGTCAAGCACGGAAAGGCTCAATAATGGCATATAGAGACATGCAGTATGATCGCAAAACGGCAAAAGTTGCCAGGTATTATGAGAAGGTCAAGTATGGCCGTTTTGGCATCCCAGTCTCATTGCAAGTGGCGCTCTGCGATGCCTGCTTCAACCGGTGCATCATGTGCGATCACCCATCACGTCCGGTAATGAAACGGATGGATGCGGCCCGCTGGATTGACAAGCTGGAATTTTTTGCATCGCGAGGCCTTGAGTCAGTTTGCTATTCGGGCGGCGATCCGATGGCCTACTCAGATTTCAATTTGGTGATGGAGTCGCACATCCGTGAGGCTGTCGAATTCGGGATGACCATCACTGGATACGTTCCCCCGACAATTGACTTGCAATTGCTGAAACACGCCGCATGGGTCCGCGTCAGCCTCGATGCCGTTACGCCAGAAATCTATGAGAAGGTCAGAGGCAAGGTCAATGTAAGCAAGGTGCTTGCCTCGATCAAAGCAATGGTCGCGGCAGACGTCAACATCGGACTCGGGATCACTCTGCACGCGGACAACATAGGTGACATCGACAATGTGCTGGCGTTCGCAGCGTCACAGGGGATAACTGACATCGAGACGCACCATATTGAGCCAGATTCTGGCGTGAGGGCGATCCGGGTGCCAGAGAAGTGGGAGCGGAAGATTGAGCCATTCCAGAATTGTCACGCAGCACTGTACCAGTTGTACATCGACGCGGGCGGCGATGTCTACCCTTGCTGCATTACGGCAGGTGACGCTCACGCCGCGCCGCAAGCCTACGCAATTGCGAATATCTGGGACGACCCCAGCTGGGACTTCGACATCTGGCCGAAGGTTGTTGCATACTCTAGGCTGAAATATTCAGATTTGCCGCCGATCTGCCGCGAGTGTTGCATACAACGTTTGAGCCAGATCAATTCAATCTGCGGTGAGATGGAGAAGTCCGTCACAGACAAATCATTTTTCTGAGGCAGCGATGATCATTTTCGACACAGAGACAACCGATTTGCTGAAGCCGGAATCAGCAGACCTATCCTGGCAGCCTCATGTCGTGGAAATCGCGATGCTGAAGCTTGATGATGGCTTCAATGAACTTGATGCATATGAGGCACTTGTCAAGCCGGGAATCCCGCTGGACGAGGAGGTGCACAAGAATATCACGAAATTGACAAATGAGAAACTAGAGGGGTGCCCGACGTTCCTTGAGCTGTACGCAGAATTGGCGGACTTTTTCCTTGGAGAACGGACCTTGATCGCGCACAACTTGACCTTCGATTTGGGAGTGCTTACGACAGAACTGCGCCGCATCAACAAAGAAGCTGCATTCCCATATCCACCTCAGCAAATTTGCACGGTAAACCTTACCAAGCACATCAAGGGCAAGCGACTGAGGCTGGTTGACTTGTATGAATTGAAAATTGGCAAGAAGCTGAAGCAAACGCATAGGGCAATGGATGACGTTCGTGCGCTTGCGGAAATCGTCACAAAGATGAAGGTGCAGACATGATCAATCTTAGGCTGCACACGGAATTCCATTTTGATTATGAAAAAGGTTATGGCAGGCTTCAACAAGTTGTCGATTGCATCAAAGGTCTTGGCCAGATGGCAGGGGCCATAACTGACGCAACGACATTCGGTCATATCGGCTGGCATAATGCTTGCAATAATTCAGGCATTCGGCCAATCCTGGGTGCGGACCTGCGCCTGCCAATTAGCAATGGCGGGGATTCACGGGTGACTGTCCTTGCTCGCAACGATTCCGGACTGCAAGAGATTTATGGGCTGACGTCAGCAGGAATATCAGGCACACTTGATCTGGAGATGTTCTTGAAGGCGTCGCCTGACGTCATTCGATTCACCGGGACACTGCCAAACATGACAAAGGCGCAGAAGAAACTTCTCAAAGGGGCGTATGCAGATGTATCGCCCAGCATGCCGCCTGACCTTCTGGAATTGAAATTCAAATCTGGCCTTGATCTAGTTGCCACCAGTGAAAACCGATACCCAACCCAAGCTGACAGGAAGGCCTTTTCATTGTTTGGGGGAAGCATCGAGCAGCACCCCCAGCACATACTCTCGGGCCGGGAGGCACGGACCTACATCCCTAGCCTGCCAGAGCGTGCCTATGCCATTTCTGAGCAAATTGCAGCGGCCTGCAGCGTTGGGCTCCCCAAAGCAGTCAACATGACTGTGAAAGGGAACCTCGAAAAAATTTGCCGAGCGGGCATTAAGGATCGCCTTGGGCGTTGGACGAAACGCTATGAGGCGCGGTTGACGCATGAACTCGCACTGATCCGCGAAAAGAATTTTGAAAGTTATTTCCTCATCATCAGTGATATGGTTCGTTACGCCAAAACAAAGATGATCGTGGGACCGGCGCGCGGGAGTGCTGCGGGATCGCTTGTTTGTTATCTTGCATACATTACTGATGTTGACCCGATTGCCCATGGCTTATTGTTTGAACGATTCATCGACGTGACACGGACGGACTTGCCTGATATTGATCTGGATTTTCCTGACACAAAACGGGAACTTGTTATCACATATTTGCAAGAGAAGTATGGCCCAGATAATGTTGTGCATGTCGGCACTGTCTTGACATTTCAACCGCGATCAATTATACAACACGTCGGTCGTCGATTCGGAATCGCGCCATTTGAATTCAAGCCGCTGCTTGACGTTATGATTGAGAGAAGTTCAGGCGATTCTCGCGGAGAGTTTTGCCTGATGGATACGCTAGAGGGTGTCGAAGCGGGCCGCGCAGTAATGGTGAAATTCCCTCAAGTTAGAACAGCAACGGAACTAGAGGGTCACGCAAGAACAACCGGCACGCATGCCGCTGGGATTGTCGTTTGCGCGGAACCAGTGAAACGATTTTGCACGGTCAACGCTCTCACCGCAACGGCCCAAATCGACAAGATTGACGCGGAGAAGATCAACCTGCTGAAGATCGACATACTTGGCCTGCGAACATTGAGTGTGCTGGAAGATGTGCTGGAGTCCCTACCCAAACGGATTGATTTGGTGAAAATCCCGCTGGACGACAAAGCGGCATTCAAGGTTCTCAATGATCGGCGCTGGGCAGGCATTTTCCAGTTTGAGGGCGATGCGTTGCAGATGCTGCAGAAGATGATCACACTTGAGCATTTTTCTGACATTGTTGCGATTGGTGCGCTTGGGCGTCCAGGCCCACTGAATTCTGGGGGAGCGCAGGAATGGTGCGACAGGCGAATGGGCCGCGCCTCCCGTATGGACCTTCATCCAATGTGCTCCGAATTCACAGAAGAGACATTTGGCATCATCGTTTACCAAGAACAAGTTATGAGTATTGCGCGGAAGGTCGGGCTGTTAAGCTGGGAAGATGTCACAGAAATCCGCAAGACGATGGCAAAATCGAAAGGTGAGGAATTTTTCAACCAGTATTGGGAGAAGTTCCTGCAAGGCGCACTCAAGCAGGGGATCAAAAAGGACGCTGCTCATCATGTATGGGCGCACTTGTCTACGATGGGGGCATGGGCATTCAACAAATCACATGCGGTGTCTTATGGACTCATCAGTTATTGGTGCGCGTATTTGAAGGCACATCATCCTTTGAAATTCGCGGCGGCAACACTACGCCACACAAAAGGTGAGGAGCAGACTATTAATGTGCTTCGCGAGTTAACAGATGAGGGGATTAGATTCACACCATTTGACCAAGAATTATCGAATTTGAATTGGGAGGTAATCAATGGGAAGCTTGTTGGAGGATTCATCAATCTGAAGGGGATCGGGGAAACTACCGGCGCAGAACTTGTTGCCACGCGCGGGGAATGGACAGACAAGCAGCGTGAGAAGGTTGAGTCAGCTGAAGTCCTTTACGCAAACATCTATCCGACACACGACAAATTTGCAGGGCTATACGCAAAGCCAAAAGCATGCGGCTTCCCAAACGTAGATCACATCTGGACTCTGCGTGAACTCGACAATGCAAAAGTTGATCCAAGCATTCATCTTCCTGAATCATTTTTCTTCATTGGGCGTCTTGCAGACAAAGTTCCTCGTGACCTCAATGAATACGTTTTCCAAGTGAAACGCATTCAAGAAGGGAAAAGCAAAGATCACAAAGGTCAATCGAAATATCTGAATGTTGTTATGGAGGACGATACCGGAAAAATTTATGCAACAATCCCTTCATACATCTACAGTGACGATGAATTCGGCGGCGACATAACAAACAACGGGATTGTCGGGAAATCTTGGTATCTGATGCGAGGCAAATATAATCGCATCAAGAGGATCAACGTCACTTGGGCAAAGGACATAACCGACAAGGAATTCAAATGACCAAGAAGGAACTGAGTGATTTGATATCTCGCATTGAGTCAAATCTCAAAATCGCGCGAGCATGTGAACTAGGCGTAGTATTATCGCAACGTGATGTAGCGCTGATCCTTACTGAGTTGAAGGGGCAAATTGATGGGACTTGAGGCGACATCTTGGAGTTGGCTGAAATCGGGCACGCAGAAAATTTTGCCGCACTTCACCCTACTTGAACGCGTGGAGAACGGCGTGCTGGCCGGGATGGCTGATGTCAATTATGTCATTCGTGGTGTCGAGGGCTGGATTGAGCTCAAGGCAGTTGACCTCCCGAAGCGCGATAGCACGCCGGTGCTTGGCCCAAAGCAGGGGCTGAACAAGGATCAGATCAACTGGCACCTCTCGCGGGCACAGGTCCTTGGGGTCACATGGGTGTTTGTTTCTGCGGACCCGTACCGCTGGTTGGTGTCTGGGGTCCTTGCTCGTGAAATCAATGGTTGGACTCGTGATGAAATCTGCATGAAGTCCAGATTCTGGTATGACGATAAATGGGGAGATGCGCAATGGCGACGTTTCATCGCGATCCTGAGTCAGCAATCTATGTCTTTGCTATAGACAAAGGCAAAGCAAAACGATTTGCGAGGAAAAAGGGATTGACGAATTATGTGACGGCAAGCAGGATTGAAGACTTCCCGCGCGAACGGCATCTCACAGTTGTCCTTGTTGGAGAGTATTGGCTCAATGAGGATTATGATTTGCTGTTTACTGAGGGCGGATTCCTTTTTAATTTTCGCGCCACGATTTTCTATGATTCTGAAATTCACGCGGTGAACTAGATGAATAATGCAATTGTCGCTCTGCTGTTGATGCAAATCTGGTTGATGATTGCGGTTGTCCTGCCGTGGCCCCGCAAGTCCAACGCCGCATTCATCCATTCCTGCCTGTGGTTTGCAATCTGGGTATATTTGGTGCTACGATGAAAAAACATGTCTGGAAGAACACCAACAAGCACTACGCAATCGAGCGTGCCTTGAAAGATATTTTCAGCAAGCAGGAACGCGTGATTGACCGGACGCCGAAAAAATGGAAGGGCGCAAAGGAAGCTATGCAGGACTTACTGAGGGCATGGCCATGACCAAGTATCAATGTCCGGGATGCGGCGGGACGATTGTCGGGGCTGAGGTTTGCCCGGATTGCCGTATGCAGTTTCCGGCGAATGTTGAAACGGTGGAGGAAGGCATGAACATAGACAACCTGCGGGCGCTGCTCGCAACCCGTGAAT